AGAGCGTTGTCGGCTAAATCTCTCATCACGAGAGCCGGAGTAACACCTGCTTGACCAGCTAAAGTAGCATTTGTCCTGAGTTGATTCAACAACACATCTCTACTTGCTGATGATACTGATTCCATCACAGAAAGTGTTCTAGCTAGTTGGTCACTTGTTTGACCAGTTGCGGCAGCTGTCCTTGCAAAGTTCAAACTCAAATCAAAAGCTTCACGAACACTAGCACCTAATTCTTTTCTGATAGCAGCTTGGGCTGGTAAAATATCTTCTTCTAAAGTAAGTCCAAATCCTTTAGCCGCTTGCGCTAAACCTTTATTAGCTACCGTGAGAGCTGCTGCTTCTGTAACTGAAACACCTAAATCTTTACGTGTATCGGTGACCGCTTTTGCTACCTTTACGAAAGTTTTAGCAATCCCTATGGCTATACCTACTAATCCTACACCTGACTTGGCCACAAGTTTTAAATTATCAAGAGTTGATTTAGCTCCTGCTGCCATCTGAAACATACCAGGATATGTTTTCATTACAGCATTTCTAATTTCTTTAGACGACCCTAGTTGTGCTTTAAGACTTTGTAATGTCTGTTGAGAAACATTTTTTCTAAATTTTCCGTCTTTTGTTTGTTTAGAAGCAATTTCTGCAAGGTCCTCTTGCACTCCCAATGTTTTAGAAATTGTTTTAAAGTGTTTTTCACCAAGGGATGTCAATTCCTTCTCAAGACTGAGAATTTCTTTTATATCTCGTTTTCTATCAGCTTCTGTATAGTTTTTAGCCATAAGTTATTGTTTCTTTAAAAAACGTCAGGATATCTTTTCTTTAACATTGCCTGATTATTTTTGATATAGACTTGCATGTCTTTTTTACGTTTTTCTAAATCTTTGATTTGTTTAGCTAATTGAGGGTCTTTTTTAGACAAATCGGATAATGCCTTTGATGTGAATTTTTTACCAATCGAACCAAAGATGGCTCCTACTATTTTATCAACGACACCTTCATTAACAAACTTATATTTAGGCATTTAAATCTCCGAATAATTTTAAGTGTTATAACTCAATAATAAATATCAAATATATAAAAAATTACTTTTTGAATTGTGGAGCTGTTTTGTGGAGTTGTTTTTGTAACTCTTCTGATTCTTTCTTATAGTGAGTCTGTAATCTCTTGAGATAGAATGTTCTGAGATATATGGGTAGGTCATACACTTCTTTAAAAGTGAATCCTCCCTTAGAATGTAGTATTAATTGAAATATTTCTTCGTGTATCTGAAGTTTATATTCCGGCTGAAGGCCAAAAAAATCGTACGGTTATCGGAACCGTAATCACCTGTTCCTTTCCATTTGAATCTGTTATTGTGGTACTCATATCCATATCGGGTGTGATTGAGGATAAGTATTTTCTAAATTCAAATGAATCAACTGATAAAAACTCATTTTCAACAAAATTATTTATATAAGAGGGTTCTGATTTACCATCTACTGAAGTAATCATATACTTTAATCGTGTTGTTAATTCGAATCCTTGTTCCTTAGATATTTTCTCAAGAGCTTTTATCTCTTTATCGATTTCATTTTCGTCAGCTCCCGTTAATAGTTTGAATGTAATCTCTCTTTCAGAATTAGGTAATTTATACTCAAACTGATTCTTTCCTCGAGGAAACTTAGAGAAATCAATATCAACGGCTTCAAGTGAAGTTAAATCACAAGATTGTTCTTCACCGTCATACGTAAATTTGTAGTCTTTTCCATATCCCAAGATACGAGCTGCCACCATTACAGCATTCTTATCACCTATTAATAAATCTTCAACTTTGATTGATTTATCAACTATCAATGATTGTAATAATTTTTCAATCACAACACCTTTTTGTATCAAATTCTGAGATGTAAGTATATCTTCTTCTTTAGCCGTCATATACTTTATCTCTACTTTACCACTTGATAGAGGATGTCCTTGAACGTAAAAATGTCCTTTAGAGGGCAAATCAACGATTTCCGTTGGAAACTTGTATTCTGCCATTATTTTTCCTTATATGAATAATTTATAATAACCAATTATAATTATAACCTTTGGATTTCAAATAACAATTTATTTTTTCGGTGCTATCTTTTCCTTGATAGGTTTCAAAAGCATATCGAAAACAATGTCATCGTATTTAGTTGGGGTAAGTTTAACAATCTTCTCTACTGCGTAAAGAACTACTAAAACGTATTCCCAATTTGCTGCTATCCATTCACTCATTTTATACTCCTATTAGAATTGTAGTATTGCGTAATCGTATTTAAGTGTTAATGTAATTTCTGCTGGGTCACTTGAAGAGTAATCCAACTCTCCGAAATTAGCATTCTCAATATATGTTCCTTTTAATGTCCATTCCTCAACTTTATCACCGACTGGACCTAACATATTAAAAGTTACATCTTTTTTGTAAAAATCTGAATATCCATCACGACCTGTAACTGATTCGTGTGAAGTTCTAATCCATTCCATTACAGCTTGTGCTGCTGAAGGTACAACTGGGTCGTACAACATAATATCGATAGGTTGCCAAGCTCCCTTACCTTTTATGTATCGTTTTACATTGATGTGGTCTAATACGATTTCTTCAAACTGAATCTGTGGTCTGTTAGCCGCTTTAATTAAATAAGCTGGTACACCTTCAATATACATAATGAACCGATTTTTTGTCTTCGGTTCAAATGGTGTAAACATAATTTCTGAAGGGTCTAATGTAGCCATTCCTAAATCTCCTAAAAAAAGTCCTTTATTTTCACTCATTAATAAATATCAAAAGGTCAAATTTTATGTAAAAAACAAAAAACCCCAACCGAAATTGGGGTTTTTCATTATAAGTTACATTGTTTTAGTAGGTTGAACTTACTCAGGGAATGTTGCTCCTGTTGGTTGAACAACAAAGTCTAGTACGATAAACTCTGCGGTTCTAGTAGGTTGAATAAAGATTTGACCTACTAACTGATTTCTATCAACAACATCTGCTGTATTGTTAGTGTCATCCATCACTACTCTGAAAGCACTCAAACCACTATTTTGTTGTACTTGTTCGAGATATGGATTAACAATATTCAAGAATCTGTTTCGTGTTGCTGCTGTATTCTGTTCGAATACCAAGAATTGTGAAGCACTTGCAATAAACTTTCTAAGTGCAATCAACAATCTACGAACGTTGATTCTATCTAATGCTGATGGTTTGGATTGAAGTGTCTTTTGACCAAACACAACTACACCTTGATTAGGGAAAGATGCTATAGGATTAATTCTACCCTCATACAATCTATCTCTTTCTGCGTGTGTAAGTCTTGTCTTGGCTTCTGTTACACCTAAACCTGCTAGACCTCCTCTGTTGAGTCCTGCTGGAGCAAACCATTCGTGTGAAACACTATCATTAAATGCTAACACTCCTGGAATCACAACTGAAGGTGGTACAAATACAGGAACATTGGTTCGACTATCAACAAGTTTAACCCAAGGATAATATGTAGCTACGTAGTTTGTATCAAGAGTATTGACAGCGTCAACTACGGTATTAATACTATCATCAATATCAGAACTATCCATAATAAATAAAGCATCTGCTCTTGCCTCTACTTTACTGATAGCGTGATTAGTAACGCTAGAGTGTAATCTATGAATAACACCTGGTGTTACTAACAAGTTAATATCGAACTCATCTGGATTACTTACAGCGTTGATAGCTCGTTTATAAGCTAATGTTCCGCTAGCCTCTGCTGAGGACATATCGAATCCTTGAGAGTTAGTATTAGCTATGTCTGTGCCTGTAAGTGAAGGTGTAGCTGGATTTTGACCATCAAATCCCCACTGGAAAGGAACAGCAAACTTCTTCTGTTCTATAGCTGAATTTGATAATGTGATTATTTGTGAAGCACTAGCGTAAGTCTCACCTGACCCTACTAATCTTGAGGCATCAGCATTACCTACAGCGTGTGTGTTTAAGTTGAATGCTACATTGTCATTGCCTCCTCCTGATGAACCATTAGGAATTGGAGCTAATAACATTCTAGTTCCTTCTTTAGAAAAATCAAATCCAAAGAAAACATTCTCATCAAATACATTATTATCATTTAACTGGGCTTCAACAAATGATGCTGTTGGAATAGTGGTACCAGTAGCAGAACCTGTAGCTTCTGTACTAATGAT